TGCCGTCGCCGCAGCTACATCCCACGGGCTGCCAAGACCAGGCACAAACCCCAGGAAGCCGATGTCCAATTCCGCGTTGTCGCTCGCCCGCCTGACCCGAATCGCCGACCCGGCATAGGCCGTACGCAACTTGCGGAAGGAATACGCCCCAGCCGGCGTCGTCAGACCGTCCAGCGGCGGCGCCGTCTCCACCGGCACAATCCGGTGCCCACGATAAGGCGCGTGCATCCGCGCCTCGGCCGCCGGCATCGCCAGCAGCAGCCCGGCGAGCAGCAGTGCCAGGCGCATCAGATGCCGGTGCCCGGGGTCACATACAGCGTCGCGGTTCCGGTGCCGGTAATGCCGGCGATGTGCGTCGCACCGCAGCCGAGAATCTCGACGCTACCCGGCGCAACCGGCAGACTGGCGGCAACGGTTGCGACGACCGCCACAGTGCCGCACTCGATGAAAACGGCAACGCTGCCGGCGTTGTAAATCCGCACATGCTGCGTGCCGCCGGCCGCGCTCCGAATCTGCACCCGGCCGGATGCAGCGGTGGCCGCCAGCGTCACGGTAGCCGCGCCGTCCGTCCGAAATGCCGTCTCGCCCTGCGCCGTGCCGCCCGCCGCCAGCAGCAGCGCCGCGGCGGCAATGGCAATGCGGCTCATCGCGTGGTGTATCCAGGCCCGCCGGATGCCGGCCGCACGTCGCGCTCACGCCGCGGCACGCCCGCTTGCGGTGTGATGGCGTGGTCATAGGTGCCCGCCGACATCGCGTCGAGTTCCTCCTGCGTCGGCGTCGCTGGCGGCGGCACCACAGGCACCGGCTCGCTGCGCGGCGCGGCTGCCGTCACCGGGCCGGGCGGCGGTGGGACGTAGGTTCCGAGCGCCATCGCGTCGAGTTCCTCCTGCGTCGGCGTGGCCGGCGGCGGTGTCACCGGAACCGGCGGCGGCTCGCCCTCACGCTGGTCGGGCCGCGGTTGCGGCGGTGGCGGAGCCGGCCGCGGCTCCGGTGCCGGATCGGGTGTCGATTGCGCCATTGCTTGTCCTCCGTTGTCGGTGTCGAGCGGGGCCGAAGCCCCGCCCGCAATGTGCGTTATGCCGGCGCCCAACTGGCGCCCGTGAGCCATTGCACCATGCCGGTGCGGCGCATCGCCCAGGTCGTCGGCAAGATGAGCCGCAACGCCAGTTGGTTCGTCTGGTACATCGACTCGACGGGCGAGGCCGGCGTGCCGGGATTGATGTGCGTGGGGCTGGTGTCTTCGATGTGCAAGGTCGCTTCTTCGCTCACCATGAACTCGGGCGTGCCCTGCACCGACACAAAGTCCTCGGCCTCGACCACGATCACCGTTCCGGCCGCAACAACAGTGCTCTCCAGCACTGTCAACCGGCTGGTGAATTGATCCGACCAACCAAAGCCGCTGTTGCCCGGCCCCGGTGCCATCGATAGCTGCATCGCCTGCGCCGGGTTGATCATCATCACCAGATTGTTGCCGGCATTCGCCGTGTAAAACGGCCCGGTCAGTTTGGTGAGGTCGCCCAGAATGGCGCCGTAGCCGCCGCCCGCGGTGGCGGTCAGCGCGCTGACGCCGTTGAGCAACCCCGCCGGCCGGGTGCTGCCGCTGCCGCCGCCCGCCACGGCGTCGATCAACAATGTGTCGATCATCAGCCCGGTCTTGCGGATGATCGCGTCGCGCACCAAGCCTTCCAGGCTCGGGTTGCTGTACATCGCGATCTCGCGGCTGTAGCGGGTGATGACGCCCACTTTGTGCGGGTACAGCGAGAGGGTCGTGAAACCCATGCGGCGGACGGGAATGGGTTGCGCCTCGCCCACGAAACTTCCCGCAATGCTCGGCGTCGCCGCTTCCGACGGGATGCGGATAACACCGGCATCCGGCCCGAACTGTAAGGCGGTGCCCCGCGCCGCCAGCGGCGGCAACAAGCGCCGTGCGTCGCGCGGCGTCAGCATCGCCGCCGTCGCCGTCTGCACCAGTTCCGCTGCCCAGGTCGCCAGCGTGGTGGATGCCCCGGCCGGCGCCGCGCGGGTGAGAACGCCGGCTATGACGCGCGTCGCCTCGTCGCCCTCGTAGCGCTCGTTGAGCGCGGCATCGAGCGACTGCGGGTTCACGCTGCCGGTCTTCAAATGCGCCCGCAACGCCGCCGCGCCGGCCCGCCAGAAATACTCTTGCGGCTCGGGCTCGCGCAGCGACATGCCGAGCGGGCGCCGCATCACGGCGGGCGCCCGGGGCTCGGGCTGCTGCGCCAGCGTGCGCGCCGCCAGCGATTTCTCGGTTCTCTCCAGCGATGCCAGCCGCTCCGTCACCGCCTCGATGGTGTCGGCAAGCGTCTGCGCCTGCTCTACATCGTGGTCGGCGTCCTTGGTATGCTCGGTAAGCTCGTCCCGGGCAGCGTTCAGCCGGGTCTGCGCGTCTTGAATCTGTTGTCCGATGTTCATGGGAGTGCCCCGCCTTGCGGGTTTCGACACGGCATGCCCGCCGCTTCTCACCACTCCCGGCCTTGTTGCGGCATGCTCGCCGAAGGCCAGGTTCATGGTGTCGTCGCTGATGTTCAGCGACTTTGCTATCGCCAGCGCCGCCGGGTTGGCCGGCACGCTGACAATCGATGTCTCAAGCAATTCCTGCCGGGTGTAGCGGGTGCCCGCACCCGGTCGCTTCGGGTCGATGGGCTCGCTCTCAATCCCCTGAAAGCCCACGCTCGTGGCGCGCAAAATGTCCTGCTCGATCAGCGACAGGATCTCGTCGGTGCGCTGGCTGGTGCCCGCCTTCGCCGGCACGAAGTCCGCCACCAGGCGCCCGTCATCGACCCGGATGTTCGCCCACTTGCCGATGGGTTGGTGCGGGCTGTGGTTGAACAGCGCAATCGGGTTGCTGCGGAAGCTGTCGAGAAGCCAGCCATCGGGCTCGATGATGTCGCCGTAACGGTCCTGCGTGGCGTCGCTCAGCACATAGCTGAGCGTCCCGTCCACCTTGCCGGCGGCGAGCTTGCGTAGAAGCATGCGCAGTGTCCTTGGGGCTAACGGCCGATGCCGTGCCCGCTGGATGCGGTGTTGCGGTGTACCGGCTACCCCTAGCCGCCGGCAGGCTTCAGCGCGTCAGGCGCGCTCTGGTGGGCTCAAGCCACCATGCCGTAGATGTCAAGCTCCTCGCGGATGTCGGTCAGCAGGAGCCCGACGCCCTCAGCCAGCGCCACCAGCGCATCGATCTTGCCGGTGCTGCGCCGCTTGTCGTAGATCCGGTTGCCCTTGCTGTCGGCAATGTGGATCGCGCTCGCCGCGGCATATGTCACCGCCGGGTTGCGCTTCACTCGCAGCTTCCGCTTGCCGATCAGCTCCTCCAGAAGCTCGACGCTATGCGGCATCCATAAGCCGCTGTCCTGCGCCCGCATATAGCCCTGCCCGTGCGGCACAAGCTCGATGTCGAGCCCCACCGCATCGAGATCGCGCTCAAGGTACTTGATCCGGTACGGGTCATACGCCACCCGCCGCAAGCCGCGCTCGACCTGTAGCTCAGAGAGCCGCTGCGCCACGAAACCGTAATCCACATTGCGCCCCGGCGGCGCCGTGATGTGCCCCTCTCGCACCCACTGCGCCATCGGCACCCGGTCCCGCGCCGAGCGCTCGGCCACCGTGTCGGCCGGCGTCCACAACTCCACAACCGCATGCACCACGCCATCGGTATCGGGCGCATACACCCGAGCCAGCGCCGTCAAATCTCGGGTGCCCGACAGATCCAGCCCGCCGACACATTCGAGCCCGGCGAGATCGTCTTCATCGAAGTCGCTTTCGCATTGCCGCCACAGATCGCCGTCGATCGCCGGGTTCGCCGCATCCACCCACTGGCAGAAGTTGAGCCGCCGCACGAGGCTCTGCTTCGCCGGCATGCCGAGCGCCTCGCGTACCTGCTTGCGCAAATACTCGGGCTGAATCGTCACACCCAAGCTCGGGTTCGCCTTCGGCCAGCACGCCTCGTTGCTAAACGGCTCGTCGCCCTCGTCCAAGGCGCAGACGTAGCCGAACCACTCGTCGTCCTGCACTTGCCCGGTAACAACACGTTCGCTGTACTCGTGGTGCTGGTAGCAGATCGTCGTGCGATCCACGCCGCTGTTGGTTATTTCCAGAATGAGCGGCTGCGCCCGGCCTTTCACGCCCGCCGTGATCTTCTCCACCACGACATCAGTCGGGTGCTCGTGCACCTCATCGATCAGCGCGAAATGCACCCGCTTGCCGTCGAGCCCCCGTCCTTCCGAACTGATCGGCCGGAAGAACGAACCCGCATCCAGATAGGCCAGGTTGAACACGTCGCGCTGGCCGCTTTTCTGCAAGCGCTTCGATAGTCCCGGCGACGCCTCCATCATGCGCACCGCATCGCGAAACGGGATCTTCGCCTGGTCGCGCGTCACCGCCGCGGCATAGCACTCCGCGCCCATCTCGCCATCGGCCGTCAACATGTAAAGCCCGATCCCGGCGCCCAGCGGGCTTTTGCCCGAGCCCTTGCCGGTTTCGACATAGGCCGTCCTGAACCGCCGCGGCCCGCCTTCGCCCCGCCGCCAGCCGAACAGGCTCCCCGCAACAAACGCCTGCCACGGCTCCAACGTGAACGGTTGCCCCGACTTGTCGCCGTCAGGGAGGCGCAGCACGACCTCGAAAAAGTCAATAACCCGCTGGCAAGCGTCCCGATCCCAGTAAAGACCGCGATCAGGGCCGCGATGGAGATCCGTCAGGTGCCGCTTTGCCGCCGCCCGCACCAATGGCCCAGCCAGCACTTCACCGGCATCTACCCGCAGCGCGTAGCGCGTCGCGGGATCAGCCGAAGAAACGCTCTTCCGGCTCTTCATTGGCCCGTTGGTCTACCCGCAACCGAGAGCGTGAAGATGGCGTCTTACCAAACTCGGATAGCCACCACTTCACCCGCTTGTCTGCTTCTTGTACGACCTGCATCGCGGGATGCAGGCGATATAATGTACTCCCCCGTTCTGTTGTCGTTTCGTAGTAGTTGCTACCGAATGCCTTCAACTCCTGCCTTGCATTCAGGTAGTCTGCATACGCCTCACACAAACACTCCAATGCAATAGCATCGGCCTGCGTCAACACACCCATGTCGTCCAGTGTGGTTGATACATATGCCCAGGTCTGCCTGGCCTTGGTGCTTATGTGGCCAGGCGGATCAACCTTGCCGCGCCGAGGCGTTGGCTCGTTGGTGTTGATCCTGCTCTTATGAGGCTCGCCCTTGACGACCTTCAGGTGCGTCGGTGACGGCTTGCGCCCGCGCATTGATGGTTAACAACCCGACATTGTAACGGGGGGGGGTAGGTCCGAACCCAGGGCCGCCGGGGAGCCAG